GGTACGACTTGCGGGCTAACCTTAGATCCATCGACGCGCAGAATGCCGAAACCTTGCGTCCAGTTAGCCGTCCCCTTTGTGTATTTTGCAGCTGAGAACCGCATAAGGTTTCCGACTTCCATTCCCCAGAGAGTACGGCCCATTTTATAGCCGCTGGATTCTGTAAATGTTGAGATCCCAAGTCTATGCGTGTGACCTTGGACGACTGACTTACCATGAAGTCGAGCAGCTCTTAAAGCACTAGCTCCCGCGTTCGGCGTCGTACCTTGCTCGTCGCCATGGATTGCGATCCAGTTAGTGCCTTCGATGGCGTAGGGCTTACGATGGAAGTTAATACCCAACTCGTCTAACTTCATAAAGTTTTCATACTTTAATTCTGGCGCACCAAGTAAAGCGGGAAGTCGACTGGCTATCGAGTTAAATAATCTATCGGTGTGATTAGAGCGAACCATGTTCGCCTCTGGAACGTGTCTCGTAAGCTCCCAGAGCAGCTCTACGCAGCGATCTCGATCGCGGCCGATAGTTGGTTCGTGTTCTTCACTAAGCCCGCGAGACCATTTAGAGATCGTGTTAAAGTCTATCTCGTCGCCGATGGTGATTACTTCGTCGGTCTTAAAAGCCTTAATAAACTTGGCTAGATTTTTTGTCGCTCTAACGTCTTCGTAAGGAACTTGGAGATCGCTGACTACGACGATTCTTTTCATTCGTCGTCGTCTTCGTAATCCGTCGACCCAAGCTTATTAGGATCGACTGGCTCGGGAAGAATCCAAGCGGGATAAGATTCTTTATCGCTTAGAAGACCCAGAGATAACTCGACGGAGAATCCAGCTTTACGTAGAGCTTTGTAATACTCGTTAAGGGCGATCGCATACTGTTCGAGAGCTGTATAATTATCTTCTCGAACTGTAGCTACACGCTTCGTAGATCTCCGCTTTTGGGCCATAGCATAATTCTAACGTTTAGTCTATAAGTTTCGTGTAAAGCGCGTCTAAACGCGTTTCGATTCTGTTCACTTGATCCTTTAAGCTAGATCCGCCGTTAGGCTGAAACTCTCGAAGAATGGATTTAACCATGAAACGAGCTGCCGAGTAGACAGCGGCCATAACTCCAAGAATGCAAGTAATGACCGCTGCCCATTCATTCGGTGTCATTTCCCCGTTGACCCGAAAGCTGTGTCGTTAGGGTTAAGCCAGCGCAAGATAACGGGTGCGACAGCTGCAACTCCCGCCATGAGAAGAGTCTTAGGATCTGTTACTCCCGCTAAGTAAAGAGTAAGAGAAGCTGCTAAGAATGAGCGTCCCCATGATGCGGCTACTGCTTTGGCTTTATCCATTTTTTTCCTTCTTTCTTCGGTTTGACTCCTGAACTAGGAATCTCGAAATCCTGAAACTCTGCTTTAATTGGGACGAACTTCGGAAACCCGAAACCTACGATCTCTTTACCTTCGCCATAATTACGAACCTTTAGCATGACCATTCCGCCATTTCGTTGGTCGCCAGTTCCCGAAGTGTTTCCCTCGATGGTTAACACTTGATGATTATCTAGAAGCTTTACGACGATTCCGACGTGAGAGATACGATCGACGCCATCATGCGGAAAGTCCATGAAAGCTAATCGTCCGATTTGTGGCATGTTAGACCAGCGATTTATTTCCTTAAACTTATGCGCTCCCGTTGCTGTTGAGACGCAAGAGTGCATCTTTATTCCAGCTTGGGCAGCGCACCAATTAACAAAAGATCCACACCAAGGCTGGCCGTCGAAGCCTGTAAACTTTCCGTACTTTGTAAGGTTATTACCTTCTTCGACTGTACCGATCTCGCCAGCTGCGATCTCTACGAAACGCTGAATAGTGCCATCTGGATACGTCATTACTTACCGACCTTAAAGCCTTTAGGTAATGGTTGAGAATAATTCCATGCAGCGATGTAATCGCCTTCGCCATCTGAATCATTCCATAAGATTATAGAACCTGTAACAGAGTTAAAATCTTCTTCCGTTAATTCTGGAAGTGCTTTTATTAGTTTTTCGTAAAGTGACATTATTAGCTCCTAATCCATACGCCAGCAAAAAAAGTAAAAGATTCACCGTTGACCACGTTTCGAGCCGCGGCATCGGTATCGTAAATAAAACCTTCGAGATAATCGGTAGTTCCATTCATGTAAACTAAATCGCTGCCGTTTGATGTGTGTCCCGCACCCGGAGTTCCACTACCCGCGAAACTGCAGACACGACCTTGGAAGCCGCCATTTTTTACGATCGCCAAGGATTTGTCTGTAGTTGCATTAGCTCCGCTCCATGTTGCGGCTAAGGTTATTTGATAATAACCCGATTTAGTTGGTGTAAATCGATAATTCGTAGTCGAATCGAAACAGTTATCCGTATCATAAGATTCGGCGTTAAATTGGATCTTTGTCCATGTTGATGCACTGAATGATTGTTGAGAAGTATTTCTAAAAGCGCGAAACGCTGGGCCAGAAACTGCGGCCGCTGTTGCCCACGCTGGCACTCCGCCCGAAACTGTAAGAACTTGTCCAGTGCTTCCAATTCCGAGACGTGTATTTGTATTCGCTGTCGCGGATCTGTATTCGATGTCGCCTAATGTCGTCGATGGATTAAGTGCTTTCGTCGTCGTATCGATCGATGAGCCAAGAGTACGAATCGCAGCCGCGCCGTCTTTTACGAGTGCCGTGTCGTCTGGAGTGACCCAGTTGTAATTCGTCGTGCTTGCCATGTTTTCTCCTTTATGCGACTGTAATCGCGTTTAACCAGATAAGTGTAGGGCTGAGAGTGTTCCAAGTTTCGGAAGCTGACACGTCATTCCAGCGAGCCGCATCGAGTGAATAAGCCAGTGGAGTAACGTAAAGATCGATAGCCAGAGAATTGTAGCCAGCTGAGAATCTCCAGCCTTCGACGAATCCCTGAAAGGCTAGACCCATGTTCGCGGGTAGGTCTGTGATGTTTACAGGCATTCCCATAAAGACACCGATAAGAGAATCTCTGTCGGAATCTGTGACATTAGGACTACCGAGTGGATAGCGGATCGACTCGAAGTTAGCTCTAGGGTAAGCGCGAAGAGCTAAATAGAACGCGGCTTGGCTCGTGGCGTCTGCCGTATGTTCTAGCGTTGTCTGAATGTTCTGGGCCAGTGATCCGTAAAGAGCGATGGATTCCGCTTCACTTGCTGTTACTTGCTGGCTGTTTTTATAAGTAATCGTCACTTCATTACGAACGTCGCCCGCTCTGGTCGATGTTTGTAAACCGCTGGAATAAGCGTCTAAAGCTGAAAGCTCGACATAACCGTTCGCAGCTAAATAACTCCCGCGATGTGTCGAATCTGCGTAACCTATTCGGCCTTGTCCATCTTCATAGATGTAACCAAGTCCAGATGTAGCTAGAGCTGCGACTAAAGAATAAGCGTCCGTAGTGCTTGCGCTTCGAGAAGTAAGTTCATAATTGCCTGGGCGATCGATCTCGCCTACTCCACTGTTTTCCGCGTTCACCCATGTCGTCGTCGGATTATAAGCGGCCCAAGTAAGAGCGGCGGGTACTTCGTTCCAAGCTCCGTAAAGAATGCCGTCAAGAATGTCGTAGATCTGATCGCCCTCGAAGTCTTTAGCTAGTACGCCTTCGGTTAATACTTTTGGAAGACGTGAAAGTGCGCCAAGTGCTGTAATGCTAATAGTCTGGACAAGTCCGCCAGTTCCCGATCGTTCCACTGTCGTAAGAATGTCGCTAACGCTGCCGCCGAAGATCGCCACTGGAGTAGCTGTGGAGTTCTGTACGAAGACAGTAATCCCAGAGTTGATCTCTACAGTTATCGGATCGTCGTCGATGTTAAGTACGGATAAACTACAGTAGCCCGCTACCGCTTGCTGATAGATGTCTCGACGGCCAGATTCGATCGTGAGATTTGCCAGAGTTATGTTCTTGTACTCGACTCCATCGATAAGAACGCTCCAGACTGGAGTCCATAGGGTCATAGCAGCTGGAGCGATCCCGCGCCTAAAGTGCCACGAGCTTGGGACTTATTAAGTACGTCGACGATGGTACGAGCTGCCGATTCTGGATCTCCGACTACGCCCATGTTTACAGTTACGCGAGCTTCTGCATTAGCTTCGCGTTGCGCTCGAAGTCTGGCTGTCTCTGCTTTTAATTCTTCGCGTCGTAAGATTGCCGCTTGCATAGCTGGCGAATAAGCAGATAGCGGCGCGCCTGTAAATGTAGGCGATCCCGCAGACGGAGCGAACGTACCGCCGCCACCGCCGAAGCCAGTCTCGACAGTAACTCCACCGCCGATCTCTTCTGGGAATGGTACGGAAGCTTTAAGACCTTTAGCTCCGCCATCGAATAAATTAGTGATCGGGTTATCTTTAATAAGATCAATAACTTTTTTCGCGCCGTTATAGATTCCAGTTAAGAGACCGACGAACTTTCCGAACGCTGTAACAAGTCCAGCGACTAGAGTTCCAAGTCCTTCGAGTGCCGTCTTAAATGCTCCACCGAGAAGCGGGACTAAATACTTCTTAGTAAAGTCCCAGATTTTTGCCAAGAGATCGTAAAATGGCTGTAGCTCCGTAGAGTTATCTTCTACCGCTTTTTTAATCTTATCGAATGCGGATCTAAGTCCTTCGAGAATAGGGCCGACAATTTTAAGAATCGCTGGAATGATCTCTCTATAGAGAAAGTTCCACCAAGAAGTCAAGATCGGAAGCACGTCGTCGCGAATAACCTTAAAGATCTCGCCGAATGCTGGCCCGAGTGTTTTACCTAGAGAATCGGCGAAGCCCTGAATAGCTGGAATTCCTTTATCGACGAATCCAGACAGAAGCGGAGTAAGCGCATCAAGAACGTAAGAACCTACAGTCTCTTTCGCTTCATCGAATGCGATAGTAAGACGAGTCATCTTTCCCTGAAAGGTTTCGGCTTGCTTAGAAGCTTGGCCCTCGAAAGTCTTAGAGAGTGCAGCTGCCGCAGCATCGAAGTTCTTGGACTTAATGATGCTCTCATCGATTCCGACGCCTAGTTTCTTTAACGCGCCTAGATTGCCGTCGTAAGCTTTACCGAGAGCTTCTGAGACAGTCTTTAGATCTTTACCTGTACCCGCTGCGATGTCGAGAGCTAAGGTCTGAAGTTCTTGCGCTTTCTGTACGTCTTTCGTACTTCTGACTAACCGATCCAGCGATGGACGAAGAACGTCGTCCGTAATTCCGTTAGCGAGTGCTGTCTGGGTTATGTAATCTTCTACGGCTGCGATCTGGTCTTTTGTCGCGCCTGTAACGTTGCCTAAAGTCGTAGCGAGTTTAGCCTGAGCCGCTTCGTCCTCGATCGCAGACTTAACGCCATCGACAAGAAGAACGCCAGCATAAGCAGCCGCAGCCGCTCCAGCTACGGCGAACGCAGCTCCAGCCTTCTTAGCGAAGCCGCCCATCTTAGACCCGAAGCCTTCGACTTCGTTCTGTGCGCCTTTGACGCCCTTCTTTAATTCATCGAAGTCGGCGTCAAAAGTAATTTTTATCTTCGGAATGCCCGCCATTACTTTAGCCTCAATTCGTTAGCTATCTGTTGCACCATAAGCGCGTATTCTCGCGCGACGACTGGGACATAGAAGTCGACAGCTGGAGCGATCCAGTAGCCGCGCTTATTGTATGGAGTCTTAAATCTGTTGGTAAATGTGCGGCCGATCGAGTCGACGCCACCATGCGATCCGTACTCTGTTCCCCAGAGCAACGCGCCAGCTGGCGCAGCTTGACGACGAACCTTTGCGCCTTTACCGCTTTTAGAAGCTTCTCCGCCATAAGGACGACCGACCTTCTTAGGGCCACCAATGTCGACGCGAATAAGACGATCACGTGGAGATTTGATCGTCTGGACTACTAGCTTTGTCTGTGGAGCTGGAGCTGATAGTCCGCTCATCATGAGCTGACCAGCTAGTCGCTGAGACATAGGCTGCGCCCGATCTCTTACGAGTTGCTGATACTCGGCGGGAAACGAACT